CAAAGACTACGCATACATTTACTATGTATTGGATCTTCATAACAAGTATGACCTGCGGTATCTTTTTTCCATGCAGTAATTTTAGAATCTAACTTTGACTTGTCCCAAGGTGTTTCTAAATAATTATAATTTGCATTTGCAACATGGTCAGGCCATTTGTCTTTGTATTTCTTTTTAGCAAAGACCATATAGTTATACATAAATCTATCTCTACCATCATCTAACTTTCTTTTAGAACATAAAGCCAGGCAAGGTGGACCATCATCAAACTCTTCGTTTGTGCCTACTAAAATATTTTTATAAGTTTGTTCAACTAAAGTATCTAATTCTTTCTTACCTATTTTATTTTGTTCAGCTGTTTGTAAAAATTTTTGTATATCTAACTTGTTATTATCTTTATCAACGGCGTATCTATTTGTTTGTCCATTATTATAGTATGGTAAATTTATAAAATTACCTGGTTTTATTTCTCCTTTATCATCTTCCTTTAATTCTTTCTGTTTTGGAAAAACCTCTGTGTCAGGATCCAATCCAAGAGGCAGTAAAAAAGATTTTAATGCCGAGATTAGATCAACAGCTGGTATTGGTTCACTTAAAAAAAGATAACAATGTAGTCCACCGCTCTTTGATAACATAGGTATCAAAGGTAATTTATATTGTTGAAATAATGCTAAGTAATTTTGTATTTTAAATGTTGAATAATTTTTTGGATCTATATCTATACAACCAAATTGTGCAGTTTTATCTAATCTACATGGTTGTATACCAATTGATATTTTACCTTCAATGTGATCTTTGTAATCACCTTGTGTAATTGGCCTGCCAGCCCACTCATAGTTTGGTTTTAGTTTATTTTTTTCTGCATCTAATTGTGCAGAAGACATGTCCGCAATACCAAAATCACCTTGGTATCCTGTAAATAATTTTATAAAGTCATCAACCATAAGATCCCGGGTCGGGGTAGTTCCACTCTCGCTTCCCTACCCCTATCTTCTCAAAGAGAAGAATTANTAGTTAGANTCCTNTTTTACTGATTCAGCCTTTTTTTGACTGTTTTTTAAAGAGTTATGGAAGTCCCTTGCCATTTGATAAATTCCAGCGTCATCCACTTTTTTTACCAAATTAATATTATATCCATGCCAAGTAAATGTCCCTTGGNTTTCTACAGAAGTTAAGTTGTAAACTCTAGAAAACATCGGTGCTGGCACAGACTTATTTGTTTTAGGGTCTATTTCAAATTGATCCTCCATTAGTGAGTTCCAATTTCGACTAACCTTAAGCTGCGTTGACTTCATTGTCATTAAAGCTTTTTCAGGTCTGTCTCCTAAAATAATTACAAAATGATTTGCTGTTTTGATAATTTCATTACCATTATCTAACATATCTTTGTTTCTATCATTTTGTTTTGTCTTTGCCATAACTTCAGGTCCCCTGTCGTTATGTATTGGTCTACCTTCTGCTCTTTCAAAAGGTGCCCATTCAGGATATGTCATCTTGTAAAAGACAGGTATTACTTGAATACCTTTGTCTCCAGCATACAATTTTTTTGTAACTGTATTATAAAACATCCCTGCTTCTGCTCCGTTAACATACTTTGCATGTCGTTTTTTAGTTTCATCTGAACCTGATTGTAACAGTTTCAGAAAAGGTAATGCTAGATCTCCTTTATCAATGTTTTCAAGACCCATTCCTGAATCTTTAACAAAGTCTAAAGTAGCTACAGCGCCACCTTGTTTTATTGTCACGTCTCTTGTTTCTTCACTCATGTTATTTGCTCCTTGTTATTTTTGTTTTGTTTCCCTTAAACAGATTAAAATGTTCAGAAGGCAAATCTAATTTTTTTTCGACTCGCTCTCTGTACAGTGCTTTGAGAGTCATGGGTTCAACTTTCAATTTTTGTTGAGGTTGATACCCACTACTCTCGGCAAGGTTAGCGTATTCACGCGCCTTGTTATCTTCGTTACGACCAAAGGAAACAGTGATCTCATTCTTAATCAAATCACCTAAGTCGTTGTTTCGAAGCCAGTTAAATGCGCCTTCTTTTTTATCTAAAGGTATTGTAGCGCTATAAATTTCTTTTATTTCTATGCCAGAACCATCTCTTAATTTCATTGTTTTTAATTTCATAGACTCCATTATTTCTGGTATGACTTGTTGTGAAAGCTTATCGTATTGTTCTTTTTTTCTCGAAAGTCTTTCCTCTTCTATTTTAATTTCATCTTCTAGTTTTTGTAATTCTAAAACATGGCTAGATAATGTCTCAACATTGTTCAAATCATTAACTTGTTGAGGTGCATCTTCTATGAACATTTTTTGTAAATTATTCATTTATATCTCCTTTCTCGTATAAATTTATTGCTATTGGATAGTATTTTCTTTCTTGCCTGTCCCATTTAAGTAAATTGTAATTACCACTTGTCATATCTGAAACAATAGAACATGTAACACCTATTATTGCAGGATCACCTGTAAGTAGTAAATAATCATGTGGTTTAAAATTTTTTAATTTTTGTCTTAACTTATGTATTAAAGGACCAGGAGAAAAAATAATTTGAGAGAACTCTGGTAATAAAAATTTAAACTCACCATATTCTGAAGCACCCATAATATTTATTTTAGGACTACCTGATTTAGTTCCTGGTATCTCTTGTATTACATATACAACTGACAAATTATTTTCTTTCATGCTTGACAATATAGGTTATCAATATTATATTGTCAACTAGAAAGTAGAAAATGAATTATAAATTTAAAACTAAGCCCTACGCTCATCAGCTTAAAGCATTAGAAATGTCTTGGGAGAAAAAAGCTTATGCATATTTTATGGAAATGGGTACCGGTAAATCTAAAGTATTATTAGATAATATTGCTATGTTATATGATAAGGGTAAAATAGATGGAGTCTTAATTGTGGCACCAAAAGGTGTATATAAAAATTGGTACTCCGGAGAAATCCCTGCACATTTGCCTAAAACACATTGAGAATAAGGCGGTATTGTGGCAAGCAAATATTACAAAAAAACAAAAACAATATTTAGACACATTGTTTCAAACAGGTATTGATTTACATATTTTAATTATGAATGTTGAAGCATTCTCTACAAAAAAAGGTGTTGATTTTGCTGCAAAATTTTTAAACTCACACAAAACATTAATGGCCATAGATGAGTCTACAACTATAAAAAATCCAGAAGCTAAAAGAACTAAAAACATAGTATCTCTTGGTAGATATGCTGTGTGTAAAAGAATACTTACAGGCTCTCCTGTAACCAAATCGCCATTAGATTTATACAAACAATGTGAGTTTCTTGACCCTTGGCTTCTAGATCATAGTTCTTATTATTCTTTTAGAACTAGATATGCAATAATGAAGACTGCAAACTTTGGTGGTAGATCAGTACAAATTGTTGTTGGTTATCGTAACCTTGGTGAGTTATCAGATAAATTAAAACCTTTTTCTTACAGAGTATTAAAAGATGATTGTTTAGATTTACCTAAAAAAACTTTTATGAAAAGAGTAGTTCAATTAACATCAGAACAATTAAAAGTTTATTCTCAAATGAAAAAGGAAGCATTAGCTATTTTAAATGGTAAAATGTTAACGACAGCAAATGCATTGACACAATTAATGAGACTACAACAAATAACGTGTGGTCATTTTAAATCTGATGATGGCACTACGCAAGAATTAAAAAGCAATCGTATTGAAGAATTAATAAATGTTCTTAATGAAATAGAAGGTAAAGTTGTTATTTGGGCCCACTGGCAAAGTGATGTTAGACAAATTATAAAAGCTATTTCAGAAGAATTTGGTCAAGATTCTTTTGTAGATTATTATGGGTTAACACCTCAAGATGAAAGACAACAAAACATAAAACGTTTTCAAGAAGATGACAAGTGTAAGTTTTTTATAGGTACACCGCAAACTGGTGGCTATGGTATTACACTTACAGCTGCATCAAATATGGTGTATTATTCTAATGGTTATGATTTAGAAAAAAGACAACAATCAGAAGCTCGTATAGATCGTATTGGTCAAACTAAACCTATGACATACATTGATATTATATGTGAGGATACAGTCGATGAAAGAATTGTAAAAGCTTTACGTAAGAAAGTTAATATTGCAAGTCAGGTTATGGGTGAAGAGTTGAAAGCTTGGATTTAAAGAACTTTATCTAATAAACTAACTATTACAAAAGCAGCTGTACCAATTAGTAGTCTTTCTATTCTAACAATCTGTGTTTTTAATTCTTTAATCTGATCAAAAGTCTGCCTTTGCATTATTCTGCAAAGTTTCTCATGATCCTCTATCTTTTGTAACGCTGATTTTCTAGACATGTTTACCTACAAAATAACAAATAGGTTCTAGTATTTTTCTATATACTTTACCTAATAAATGCACCTTGCCTCTTGATTCCTGTCGAATGTCAATAGTTCTGTGCACTGCTATATGTTCTAATATTTTTTTAACAACAATACTTTTTTTAGATAATCTTACAAGTGGTAAGAATATTTTATGATATCCTTTTTGATATTCTGGTGCCAAATCTTTTGAATGTTTTAACCAAATTTTATTTCTAAAAGATCCAAAACCATAAGATTCGTTCATCATAGTGCAGACGATTTTGCCGCCTCCGCCGCCT